GATGATTGATTCGGTCTCTCGTGGCACAATGCCAGAGTTTGGAAAAACATTCGAGTTGCCAAAGATTACTGAAGTTCCTCTTGTTGACCAGATTGACGAGAATGGCGCAGTAACAGAGTCACAACTTGAAGCATCATTTATTACAGTTACAAAGAAGTCATTTAAGGGTCGCGCAATTACCACTCTTGAACTTCTTACAAACTCAACACCTGCATTCCTTGATGAACTGCTTGTCCAAATGGAATATGCCTATGCTAAAGATACAGAAGAGTTTGTAACTACAGCAATTCAGGGCGCAGGAACACTTAACGCAACAGCACAGGCTAATTCAGCAACAGGATTGCTAAGTTATGTTGCAAGCGCAGCAGCGGCAGTTTATTCTGCATCACTTGGCTTTGCGCGGAACATGATTGTTACTCCAGAACAATGGGCTAACATTATGTCGTACAACGATGCAGGACGCCCAATTTACATTGCTGCAAATCCTCAAAATAATGCCGGAGCGCTATCACCTACAAGTTTGCGCGGCAACGTAGCCGGACTTGACTTGCGCGTATCTCGCTACATGAAGGGTTCTGGCGGAGTTGGCACAGCCGATTACTCAATGGCTGTAATTAACCCAGATGCTTACACATGGTATGAGGGCGCTCGTCAGCAACTTCGTACAAACATTAACTCTGACGGAACTGTAGATATTCTACTATTCGGTCAGGGCGCACTTGCCACTAAGTTAGCGGCTGGCGCAAACTGGTTTAACCTAACCTGATAACACCCTAAGTCGCTTGGCGGGTTACCAGAGCCCTTGTAGCCCGCCAAGTCTTTAGAAAGGATAACAATGAGCATCACAACAGTCGCAGAGCTTCGTACCGCACTAGGTATTGGAACTCTCTATACTGATGCCGTATTGCAGTCAGTCTGCGATGCCTCGGATGATGTCTTGCTGCCTTTTCTATGGACAAACGTACTTCCAGCAACAGGTCACTCTAACAACGGCACAGCAGGGGTCTTATACTTCAACGATTACGTTGAGGACGTTTTCTATGTCGGGCAGACAATTACAGTCACAGGTTGTGGATCAGCTTTTAACGGCTCAAAGACAGTCAATGCAGTCAATGGAAAAAGCATTGACATTACAACAACTCATGCGGCTAATGTCGTTAAGACTTTTCACCCAATTTACCCTTATGGTCAGGTAGCGGCAACTACTTATACAGATTACTCAAGCAAGCCAGCAGTACAGGAAGCAAGCCTCATGATTAGCGTGGCTATCTGGCAAGCACGTCAAGCACCAACAGGTCAAGGCGTATCTATTGACGGCTACGCACCAAGCCCTTACACCATGTCTAATCAGCTCATGGCTCGCGTTCGTGGCTTACTAGCACCATTCCTAAGCCCTAACTCAATGGTGGGCTGATGCCAGCGATAACTACCCTACGAGCTTCTATAGCCTCGGCACTTACTGACAATACTAAGTGGAGCGTGTTCTCGTTCCCACCTGCTACGCCTATTGCTAACAGCGTTATCGTCAGCCCTGCTGATCCATACATCACGCCGACTAACAATGACCGCACATCAGTAGCGCCATTAGCCAACTTTACTATTACCATCCTTGTGCCATTACTGGACAATCAAGGAAACCTTGCAGGAATTGAAGATGATGTCGTTAGAGTCTTTCAACTTTTGGATGCCTCAACAATCGTGTTCAATGTAGGAAGCGTCTCCAGCCCTAAAGTGCTGAACCTGCCTACAGGAGACTTGCTGGCTTGCGACATTGCAATCAGCACACTTACGGAATGGAGTTAAATCATGACCGATTTAGCACAATGGGAAAAAGAGAACGAAGCCTTCCTGATTAAAATCGGTCAGGTTGCTTCTAAGCCAGAAACAAAATCAACCAAGAAAGATGAGGAATAAGCCGTGTCAGTATATCTAAGCAACGGAGTGGTTCTTACTGTAAACGCGGTAGACCTCTCAAGTTTGGTCAGCTCAGTAAGCATTTCAAGATCATTCGATGAACTCGAAGTGACAGCAATGGGCGATTCAGGACATAAGTTCGTTAAAGGTCTTGAAGCATCATCCATCACAATCGACTTCTTTAACGATGAAGCAACATCTAAGACACTTCAGACATTGCAGGCAGTATGGGGAACTAGCACCACAGTTACAGTCAAGCAGACTTCTGCCGCTACATCAGCGACAAACCCGCTCTACACAATGAGCTGCCTAGTAAACAACACAACACCAGTAAACGGCGCAGTTGGAGACCTTTCAACACAATCCGTAACTTGGAACGTGAATGGTACTATTGCAGTAACTACAGCGTAAGAAGGAGATAAGGGCTATGGCAAAACTTAAAGTAACAAGGGCTGACGGACAGGTAAACGAGTATGAAATTACTCCGCTCCTAGAGTACAGCTTTGAGCAATATGCTAAGAAAGGCTTTCACAAAGCCTTGATTGAAGATCAGAAGCAGTCAGATGTTTACTGGCTCTGCTGGGAAGCAATTAGACGTTCGGGTGAAACAGTCAAGCCTTTCGGGGAACAGTTCCTTGAGATTCTCAAGTCAGTTGAGGTCTTAGAGTCTGACCCTTTGGACTAAGGCTGGAAAAGAACTCCATCACCTATCTCGCGACTCGATTGAGTTATGAGTTTGGAGTTCCTTTCCAAACCATCGTGGAACTTTCTCCGATGGCTTTCAAGGCTCATATACAGGTATTAAACGATTTAGCGAAGGAGCGTAGCGATGCCAGTAGAACTGGAAAACGCCGTAGCACTTCGTAAAGCCATGAAGGAATACACTCCTGAATTAGCAAAAGAAACCCAGAAAGAAATTGCTGGACATCTTCGCAAAGTTACAAGCGAAGCTCGCGGCTACGTTCCTAGCACATCGCCGTTATCTGGCTGGGCTAAGGCAGTAGGAGTCTGGGAGTATCGCGCCTTTAATGCTAGTAACGTAAAGAGCGGGATAGGTTACTCAACAACACCAAGCAAACCCAACAGACGAGGCTTTAGAAGCCTTGCAAGTATTTACAATAAGTCGGCGGCAGGTGCTATCTATGAGACAGCAGGACGCAAAAGCGGACCTGACGGATTACCACCAGCCCGCCGCGTTGCAGGTTGGACAGGTGGGGCTTTTGGCAAAGGCGAAATTGGACAAGTTTGGGAGTCTGGCAGAGCCGTTAATAAATCAGCCAACCCTAAAGCAGGTAAGCAGTTTATTGCTGCGTTGCCAGACTTAGTAGATAGCCAGCAATCCAACAGCGCAGGTCGTAGAACTCGCAAGACAAAGGGTCGCTTGATATTTAAAGCATGGGCTAACGATCAAGGCAAGACTACAGCAGCGGTTGTTAAAGCAATTGAAGCTGCCAACATGAAGGTTGTTACAAAAGTCAATGCTAGAGGCGAAGTCGATTACAGGTCAAAGGGGTAACAGATGTCAATGACAGACCTAGCAATCCGCATTGCTACTACCATGGATGCGACTGGCATCAACAAAGCAGACAAGTCAGTCAAGAGCTTTGAGAAAACAGTCAAAAGCCTTGGCAGAACTCTAGGCGTGACCCTCAGCGCAGCAGCTTTTGTTCAGTTTGGTAGAAAGTCAGTTCAAGCATTTATCGAAGCTGAAAAGGCTAATACTAAATTAGCCAACTCTGTGAAGAACCTAGGTTTGTCTTTTGCTCAAGCAGAAATCCAGAGCAACTTAGATAAGATTTCAGCAGCCACAGGTATTGCTGGAGAACCTCTTGCACAAGCCTTTCAGTCATTGTTGACTACTACAGGATCAGTAAACAAGAGCCTAGAGTTATTGAACCTTAGCTTGGACGTGTCTGCTGGTAGCGGCATCGAGCTAATCGGAGTCACACAGGACATCTCAAATGCTTACGTTGGTAACACGCGAAGCCTACGCAAGTACAACCTAGGACTTACACAGGCAGAACTTAAGACTGCTAGTTTCACAAAGGTGCAGGAGCGACTCAACGCGCAGTTCTCTGGGGCTAACGCAGCCTACCTAGATACCTATGCGGGCAAGATGCAAATCCTCACAGAAGCAGCAGGTAACGCGCAGGAGCGCCTTGGTGGAGCAATCATCGACTTTGGCATGGCTTTAAGCGGCTCATCTAGTTTGGATGATCTCATCAGCAAGATTGACACGCTGACAGATAAGACAGTTGGATTCCTAGATAGAATCACAGAAGGCGTAAGAATCCTTAACGCTATTCGCAACAGTTCTCTTAATACTATCCAGAAGAACATTCAGGATGCTCAAGTAGAAGAGTTTAATCGCCGTATGCGCCGAGACTATATGAAGGCGTGGGATGGCGTTAATATCCCACAGAGTTCAACTCAAATGGCAGCAGCGGCTAAGGCAGAGGCAGCAGCTAAGAAGCGCGCCGCCGAGTTGCTTAAGTCACAACAGAAAAACACAGCAGAATTGAAGAAGCAGAACAGCCTAAAAAAGACTGGGACTCTTTTCGACCAAACCCAGATTGGAATCATCGCAGCACTTAAGGGCAACATCTCTAAAGAAGATCGTATGCGCTTAG